CGGCTGAGCCTTTTAGGTGGACTGTCTGTGTCATGTGATTGTGAACAATTTCTCCATCGCCCGGTGTTCTATGATGACACACAAAACACCAGGTGTGCCCGTCTGAATACAAAGATTTTGCATCAGACGAGCCACAATTCTCGCAAGGCTCATGCCTAACGAAATCTGATTCGGCCATTAAATTAACCAATCAAGCGGTATATTGTGGTAAGACGTCCAAGGTATGTTATGTCTCTCACACCATTTGGCATAAGTTGTCTTACTATTTTTTGATATTGTATTATAAGGTGCCTGAAATACCATTCTTAAATCCAAGTCTGGGTTATCTCGCACGACGGCAAGAATCTTTCGTCTATCGGAGGGTGCCCAGTATCCCTTTGTTTCGAGATAGACGTGATTTGGTAAAACAAAATCAGGGACATAATGGTGTTGAATGATATAAGGAACCTTGTTAGATTCATACTCATATGATACACCAAGCCCTTCGAGAAGGTCAGCGACCCTCTCTTCAAGCTTAGATCTAAATTTTATGTTGTTACTCTCTTTTAGTTTATCATAAGCCTTCTTAGCCCATGCGAGAGCCTCTTCTTCAGAAGTCTGTGTCTTCTTCTTCTTTGTCATCAGTAGTGGATGGTGTGACATTTGGGTCACTAATTTTGTAGCCTGATGTAGTACCGAATAGTTCAGCTACGTCCGTAGCGTCTAAATCTCCGACATCTACACCAACCTCACCTTTTACTGTAACCACTTGTACACCAACCAACTTGAGAGAACTACCATAGGTAACTCCATCTCTGAGGATATAAGGTTTCTGATAAAAACCAAGTTTAACAGTAGATCCTGCATAAAGCGGTGTCCTAGTATCAGTTATAGGTGTACCCTCTGTATCAACTACAGGAGGTTTTTTCTCTTCATTCCAAGAGAATTTAATTTTATACTTACCTTTAGATACTTCTTCCCAAGGCTCAGGTTTCAGTGAAGCACGCTTAGGATTTTTTAGCTTAGATTCAGCCCACTTAAGGACACTTTCTCTTTCAGCGTCTAAAGTATTTATAAGGTCTTCACCAACTACAGCCGATAGTGAATAACCAAACTTGCTGGGATACAGCACAGCTTGATACCCTTCTAAAGTAATTACATCTGTCTTGTGTATAGTTCTAGACATCGCACTGAGCTCCATCCAATTGATCTAAATCCTTACCAGGCTTAGTTGGTGATAACTCTTTAAGTTGGTTTGTTAATTCGTCTCTATACTTAGTCAAATCATTGATACGTACTTCGACGGCTTCTATTTGTTCTTGCTTTGCCTTCCTTTCAGCAGCTTGAAGCCTCTCTTCAGAGACCACAATAACTCTAGTAGGAGCAAAGAAGGAATCAAATAATGATGGATAATACATTAGCAGAAAAAATAGGTTGATTTCAATACAGTGGAGGGTTCTAAATCTCCAATGATTGGCGGTTCAGTCTCTGCCATTATTTGTCTGGCAAAGTCGGTTAAATAATCTTGCTTAGCAAATAGATCCATATAGGTTTCTCTTACTATAGTAGACAATATAGACATATCAGTAGCTCTACATAATACAGAGTCATGTATCAAAGCAATTGGGTGATTGAAACGTTGTATACTTAAATGTAGTAAGGAAGCGTCTAATGAATGAATAAGATTAGGAGCTGTAGCGGCTTTATGCCTAGCTCTATCTACCTCATTCGTATCATCTGTTGCTACACGGATTTCACATGTACCTAATAATTTAAGTTGTAATCGTTCTGTATGCTTCTTCATTATACGTTGATTGACAACAAATCCAGATGGAGTAACCCATGAGATTGTAACCATACCACGTTTAAGAGCTTTAGCTACTTCGTCTTCTATCCATTTCATGATAGACATAGGACCAGGAAACTTAGAATTCATAGCATCTCTCACAGCCTTAACTGTTTGAGTAAGTTCATCCTTATCTATCTCTACCTTCTTTTCTAATAATGCATCTTTAATGTATGTACGATTAGAAAAAGGTTTGGCATTATATGGAATTGTCATGACAGTGCGTTTAACGCATTTCCTGTCCCAGATGTCTCTAAGTCTGTCAGGTATATTCCATTTGGATACCTCTGCCACAACCTTATATGCGTCCTGTGGCCTCTCAGAAGGCAACACGTTGACGAGTCGTGCTGTCTCTTTATCTCTAGCTAATCCAGCTAGGATCTGGAGACCACTACATGTAGCGTCTGTTGCTACAGGTAGTCCAGTTACATGTCTGTCACATTTAATACAGCAGTGATAGTATTCATCACATGCTGCTAAAAACTGCCAAGGTTCATCAGCAGCTTCCCAATCACCTATATTAGCTATAGGATCTAGTGCGACACGAGTGATTGTGAACAAATTATCTTTTGTCCACTTTAATCTTTCCTCCCAAGTTGCTTTATCAAGACCATAAGTGGTAGCACATTGGAAAGACAACCAGTCACAGGCATCACCTTTAATGACTGATCCATTAGCAAACTTGATAAGTGACTTACCAAAGTCTGTATCTTGAGGAGTAAGGAATGCAGGTATAGGATAAGCTCTACCTCTGTAATCAAAAGACCACGGTATATAGAACTCTTTATACTTAAACTTCTCCACTGCCTCCATTGTCATTCTTGTTCTACAATTACGACGAAAGGCTTGTGCATTAGTATTCCTTACTTCCGCAGCAGCACGACGATAACTCATACGAGCTTCTTTGTTATCTGCTATATCGGGTGGTTTGGGTGGGAGAGGCACTTCAACAATAGGAATAAACTTCCCTATTGAAACCCCACTCTCACAGAGCTGTTCGGCTACGTTTACAGTGAAAGGGTTTAGCTGGTAAGCTACCTTCTGAATCTTATTCAGGAATGCGATTGGTGTTTCTCCCTGTATAGATCCCTGATCGCCCCTTCGTACCATCTGATGCCCATTCATTACCTCATTAAGTAAGTAACCACCAGGCTTTTCATATGACCAGTCGTTAGGTTCTATGTACATAGGCCAAGCAAGTGGAGCGAATAACTCACACGTCTTCATTACCTCGTCCTTGATGTCCATGAATTCAGGTGTAGGCATTACATAATTAACCCTCTTCCTTCCTTCTCGTAACATATCTTTATAGAACCAACCACTAGTCTCCATTATACAATCAAGTAACCATGCTCCTAACTTAACTCTATTAGCAGATCCCCATGTTTGCCATCTATCAACATCATAACGATTCATTAAAGTTTGTATTACTACAATCTTTTGGTGAGTGCCGATAGATTTATGCCAGTAGTTCTTTATTAATGTGTTAAGTAAACCAGGTGCTGCCTTCTCATAATGCCTCATTTGACATTCATTCTCGACCGCACGACCAATAGCTTCACATACTTTAACAACCTGATTACTTCCTTCTTTGTAACTAAATACCTTATCAAAGGTAAGTTTACAGGCAATTGCAGCAGCTGCTAGTGGTTCCAAGTCAGCAAGGTATTGTTGTATTTCTTTAAATGATCTACCTGTTTTACCTTCCTTAATTCTATTAGTTGTGTTCTTAATACGTTCAACAACTAAAGGTAATAACGTATCAATAGAATGGATACCATACACCGTTGCTGATGCATAGCTCTTCTCTTCTAATTTAGTTGTATTATCTCTAAGACGTTTAAGCCCTAGAGATATCTGATCGCGTTCAAGTTGAACTTGTTCCGCTATTTGGTCTGGTGTAGGCATAATCTCTGATCTGGTCGTTGATTTGATCAGTTAATAATTGTCTTATTTCTTCATAATGTGGATGATCCATAGAGAGCAGGTCTAACGCCTGCTTCTCATAGGTCATGATTTCATCAAGCGTTCTGTTCATTGATCTTCGGGGTTAAAAAATGTATAGCATCAGAGTTACATACAGTGAATGAGCTCTCAGCTTTATCCATGGCTTTTCTTAGCATTTTTTTAGCAGCATGAGGCCGCTTATAAACATGCTCAGTTATCTTACCAGTGTTTAAGTTCTCTTCACGTATAATACATTGATGTGAGGATGGTAGTTCCCACCCTGCTACTTTCCAATCCATAAACTCTTCATAATCTAAGGATTCAAACCATTCAGATGGTGCACCCTCAAATGCTTCCCAGTTGTTTGGATAGTAAGGTTTCTTTTTAGGCATCGATAAGCTCCACGTCGTTTAGGTAATCGTCCATGCATGCTGCCTCATCTAAAGCAATGTAAGCAGCATCCATATCATCAGTGGCGTTGATGATAACATCTCTGCCACTTTCTAATTTAATTAGATACTTTGGCATCGTGATTGTGAATTAGTTTGTTAACTAGTGCTTGCGTCCTTGATTTTGCTTGACGCACTGCTTGTGGTTTCTTTCTTCCTTTGTCTTTTCGCCGGACGTCCGCGTCTTTGAACGGTAGTCTGATTTGACTTTGCATCATTTAAATCCTTAATTTTAGCTAGTAGTTCTCCATATAAAGGAGCCCATTTGTGATCTGGATAGTGATGCAAGAAAGCAAGAATAGCATTCTCAATAAGCAGATTGTCATTCATCTTGCAAGCCTCCGTGATGCTCATCGTTGGTAGCCCTGTCCTCTATTAAACGATGTTCAATAGAAAGAACAGGTAACATACCCTTG